AGCAAGACTAGATAGTCCAAACCAAATCATAGTATTCAATACTATAATTGTTATCAAAAATTTACGCATAATATATATTTCTCTCTTTCATATTTATAATATACACTATAAAGAGGTGTTTGTCAACAACTATTTTTGATAAAAAAGTGAGTAAAATCAATGATTTTACGAAGAACAAAGGGCGAACATTATGTCTCGCCCTTTATTTAATAGTGATTCTATGAATTATTTACTATCCATAAAAGCTGAGTTCCAATTAAATGCTTCTAAGACCACAGCTTCGGTTAAACCTTTATAAGATTTATTTAATCTTTTATTTTTCACATCTAATAAAACTTGAGCTTCATCAGCATGTAGGCCTTCTAACATTTGAATAAACATAGTTTCTTTTTGTAGTTTATTTGTTTTTACATCTGCGCCTTTAACAAAATGCCAAAGTTTTCTAGTTTCATTTTCTAATAAAGAATGTTCTGTGCCTGCTGGTGCTTCATTTGGTATAAATGGAGGATCACCTACCGGTAAGTCCCATACAATATTAGGATCAAAGGCACCTTTTAAAAGTTGTTTTAAAGGTGTTGATTCGTATTCTTTTAAAATTGCTATTTTTTTAGGTTTGTCTTTTGCGTTATTTACTTTTGTGAAAATTTCACTGACTAAAGGTCTACCTGAACCTCTAGTGTTGGCTACTTTAGCCATGTTTTTCGGATCCATTAATTTTGGATGTCTTTGTTGTTCTGCCATAATTTACTCCAATATATATTGTTCAGAAATCATTAATATTTTCAATCATTGACTTCAATTTATTTTCTATAAAGTATGATAACAGTAGCGACCTGTCTGGCACTTTATAGTCATTAAAAGTATTTATAATGTTTTCTTCGTGTTGTTGTGGTATCTTTGATAAGTCTATCAAATTGGTATTTCGGTCAATATTTTTCTGAATTTCCACTTCTTTGGTTTTAAGATGCTGATATTCTTCTAATCTTTTTTTAGTTATTGGTTTTTGTTTTTCACCTGTAACAAAACAATTATCTGGTGAAAGTATATTTGGTACTCCATCTGACCTATCACCTTTTATAATTTGTTCTACTAAAAACTGGTTAGGGTCTAAATCTTCACCTATATTTTTTTTCTGAATAGGTGCAAATTGTTTTACATTTTTATATCTCTGTAATTGTATAAAATCCTTATCACCTGAAATAATCATTATTGATTCATTTTGATGATAATGTTTACTCAATACGGCAATAATATCATCTGCCTCACAATTCTCTACATACATTACTACATATGGAAAATTATCTCTTATTTCATTTTTAATTTCTGTAATAATTTGAAAAATATTATCCCAATCAAAATCAGAGTCAACTCTATTTTTTCTTCTACTATATTTGTAATTAGGAAATATATCTCTACGCCAAGGATCGCCAGCGTCTGAACATAAAACCATTTTTCCGTACTTTGATTTAAATTTTGTATTGAAACCTCTAAGTGAATTTATCACCATATGTCTTATCATATCTTTATTTGGTTTTACATCAGCTTGACCTCTGGTCTGAACCATTAAATTAGAAATCAATACTTGGTTTAAATCAACTAAAATCATCTGTAACTTCTTTTACTTCTAACTCGCCGTGATAAACGGTATAAAAATTATCTGGTTCACCAAAAGTTTCGTGTAAATAATCATAACCATTTTCTTCATATTTTTCTTCTAATTCTTCTACACTCATACCTTTAACATCATTGAAATAGAAAGAACATTGGTCATCTACTTCCTGATCTTCGGTCATTGTATGGTCAAATTCAAATTCATTACTTGAATCATTTGGGTCTCCTATAATATCAGTTAGTTCTTCATCATCTTTAACTTTAATTATACAATGACCCCAACGGTACATTTCCTCAGTTTCACAAGAAACGCCTTTGTCATCATCTCTAAATGTTTGATATTCGTAAATTGATTTTTTAAACTTTGGTGAAATTTTATAAAATTTAGTCATTTTTTAACTTATCCAGTTCCATATTGCCCTTAATGCTAAAAGTAAATACATGCCTTCCATTAATGCTCTTGGTATATCTCTATCTTTTATACCCATGTAAATCCAAATACTACAAGATATAGTTGCTATTGACCAACCAATCCACTGAGTATCAGGATTAGCGTTTGATAAAACAAAAGCACCTATCATGGCTAATAAAAAACCTAGCCATCGCCAACCATCTATTTCTTTATAATATCTAATTTTCATTTTGATTGGGTGGCGATTTCTCGCCACCCTAAAAGATTATGCGTCAATTGAAGCTACTGTAGCTTTTGTAGGAGCTTTAGAGCTAGCATTGTCGTATTTAAAAGGTGTTCCGTATAAAGCCTGGATACCAGCAGCTATGATAGCTCTTGTAGGTGTACCCATTCTGTAAACGTGATTACCTTTTTGTTTTGAACCGTAGATCATATAACCTTCAGCTCTTAAAGTATCAACCATACTTCTTGGTGATTTTAAACCGAAAGTCGTATTTAAAACTTTCCAAGATACTGATTGACCTCTTTGTAATAGATTTAGAATTTTGTCTTTTTTAGACAATTTTTTTCTGCCTCTAGTTTCTGTTTTATTAGATTTTAAACCAAACATAATTTTCTCCTTTATCAATTGGTTAGTATTAACTATTTTACAACCTGTTAAGGCGATTGCTTTGGCAATTCTGTTAATCATTCAAGTCTCCATCTGGATTAAATATTGAACCAGCGCCGTCTTGTATGTCTTTTAATTCTTCTTTAATTTCTTTACTAATAGGTTTAGTTGACTTTTTCATATCTAATATTTTAGAGTAATCTAGCTTTGCTGATTGTTGACCATTTTTTTGAGTGTTTAATGTTACCACTTTATCAACTAACATTTGTGTAGGGTGTTTTAAACCAAAATCTCTATAAATTAAACCTCTCAATACATCAATTAATAAAGCTAAGTCTTTAGTAAAAGATGTTGTTTGTGTTTTACAGGCAAGTTCTACTAGTTGTGATAATAAAGTCATACTAATGTCATTTGTAGCACCCTCACAAAATCTTTTTGTTTCTTCTTCTCTAATCTTTTGTAAGTCTTTTGTTTCACTTTTATTTTTTTTACTATCACTAATTCCAGCTTTATTAGGATTTACAATCCTATCAATTGGGAATTGTAATATTTTTTTATCATCACTCACTAATAATTTCGCCCTTGTAATTTACTTTTCCTTGGTCAGCAAAGTATTCAACTAACTGATTATAACCACCAATTAGTACATCATCAATTTTAATCTGTGGCATAGTTCTCACTTGCTTACCAATGTCTTCTAACATGGCTTGAGGAGAGTCAAACTCTTCCATTTTCTTTTCTGTGTATTCAAGGCCAAGACTTTTAACCATATGTTTGGCCTTGTTACAAAAGACACAATTGTTTTTACTGTAGATTACTATTTTCATTGTCTTTACCTATTAAGTTATCATAAGCTATTTGTGCTTTCTCTTTAACATTGTAAGCGTCAACAGCTTCGGCAATTGTGAAGTTATACATTTTATTGTATTCGCCCATTGGTAATCTTAAACCAATCCAACTTCTATAATAGCCTTGTTTAGTTATAGTTACATCTTTAGCAAAGATTTCATAACCTCTTACAGGTGTATCTTTAATTAAGTTAACAATCGTTGACTCAACCTCAGTTACCGTAGATTTGTTATGAGTTTTACCTAGTTCTGTAATAAATTGTTTAGACGATTTATTCATTTCGCCTTTAATGATGTCAGCTAATTCAGCCTTGGCAATCATCATACCTTTTTCTATCGCTAGAGATAGGTCAGGTGATACCGAAGTACCAACACCAAAGATACACATTTTATCTTTGTCTTTACCAAAAGTAGGCGTATCACACGCTTTCTTTTCAGAAAAGTCATTCATATACCACTTCGGTACTTGATTTAAAACTTTTCCTTTCTCACTTTTCATCTTATAAGTTGCTGAACAGTTAGCCACTAAAAGGCCTGCTACAACAACTGTAAGTAGTTTTTTCACTTTGTTCATAATTAATTTACCTCACTTTTTACATTATATACTAATTGTTGTAATTTGTCAAGTCCCATTGAAACATAGTCTAAAAACTCACTTCCAGACATTCCTGTTACTATAATTACAACAAGTGAGATTATGATTATATTTTTAATCAT